GTAGTCAAGCGGAGTAGCTACCCTAAGTAGCAGCAAGGCCTCGTAAGAGATAACCAAGCGCAGCAATCGTAAACTTAAACAAGAGTAGGAGAGACGATATGTCTACCCAAATTACTACAGCTTTTGTAAACCAGTTTAGCGCTAATGTCCAAATGCTATCACAGCAAATGGGTTCCTTGCTGCGAAATGCAGTGGATACAGAAAGCGTTAATGGTGAGAAAGCTTTTTTCGATCAAGTAGGGCAAGCTGCTGCTGTTCTGCGTACATCAAGACATCAGGATACACCATTAGTTGAGACACCACATACCAGAAGAATGGTAACAATGTCAGACTATGAGTATGCTGATCTTATCGATGACAGCGATAAAGTTAGGTTACTTGTTGACCCAACTTCAACTTATAGTCGTGCAGCCGCTGCTGCTATGGGTCGAGCAATGGATGATGTTGTCATCAGCGCTGCTTTAGGTTCATCGCAAACAGGCAAAGACGGTTCAACAACAACAGCACTACCTGCTGGGCAAAAGATTGCTCATGGTTCTGCTGGTTTGACTATTGCTAAGTTAGTATCTGCTAAAGAGCTACTAGATTCAGCAAGTGTTGATCCATCTATTCCACGGCACATTATTGTTTCACCAAAGCAGATTTCTGATCTGTTGAACAATACAACCGTGACTTCAGCCGACTTCAATACTGTTAAGGCTTTGGCTCAAGGTGAAATTAATTCATTTGTTGGATTTAACTTCATCGTAAGTAATCGTTTGACCGATGACGGCACAAGCCGCCAGGTTATCGCGTTTGCTCAAGACGGTCTGAAGCTTGCTGTTGGCAAAGAGCCAGCCGCACGTATTGATGAACGTGCTGACAAGTCATACTCAACTCAAGTCTATTACTGCCAAACTATTGGTTCTACCCGTATGGAAGAATCTAAAGTGGTAGAAATAGCTTGTAACGAATAAGGAGATTGACTAATGGCTACTGTTTATTCAACACAACGCACTAACACACGCGCTACTCCAGCCGTGATGAACAAGGCAAATGAGCTTGGCGGTAGAGTCCGTGTGGCTCATGGTACATACGAAGCATCTTCTTTAGCATCTGGTGATGTTATTGAGATGTTTATTCTACCAGACGGCGCAAGATTGCTTGAAGGGTCACTAGCACATGATGCTATGGGTTCATCAACAACTTTGTCAGTAGGTTATGCCGCGCATACTAATGCGGCTGGCACTGCTGTTGTTGCTGCCGCTGCTGCTTATAAAGCTGCTGCTGCTTCAACATCTGCTCAGAAGGTAGACATCCTCGCTACTCTAGCTCTAGGCTCAGGCACAGAGACAGACACTAACGAAGATGGAGTTGCTGTTACCGCAACTATGGGCGGTGCTGCTGGTACAGGAAGTATCGAAGTAACTATCAAGTATGTAGTTGACTAATTAGGTTGGGGCGGTTCGCCGCCCCTTCTTTTACAGGATAGGTAGAAATGGCGAGTACAGTTGATATTGCAAACTTTGCGCTAAACAATCTAGGCGCTTCTAACATCACTTCATTAGATGAGAACAGTAAAGCGGCGCGTGTTGTTAATCAAAGATATGAATCGGTTAGGGATACTGTTTTTCGAGCGCACCCTTGGAACTGTCTAACAAATAGAGCAAGTTTAGCTCAAGAAACAACAGCTCCAGCATACGGTTACGCATTTCAATATTCATTACCAACAGATCCTTTTTGCTTGCGTGTGTTAGAATTTAGCAACGGTTCTCTTTCATATCCGCAAGACAACATAACAAATAATTCTGGTGGCCCAGTTTTTGTAATAGAGGGCCGCAAGCTTCTTACTGATGAAGGTAGCGCACAAATTAAATATATTGGGCGTGTAACAGATACACAGCTTTACGATGCTAGCTTAATAGAGGCGTTAGCTGCTAGGTTATCTGCTGAGATATGCTACGCTATTACAGGTTCTACTAGTATGGTTCAGATACAAACATCGCTGTATGAAGGTAAAATCACTGAAGCACGATTTAATGATGCAACAGAGGGTGCAACGCAACGCCTAGAGGCAAGTGACTTTATTGAAAGCAGGTTCTAATGGCACGTTCTGCACCAGCGTTTAGTTCTTTTACAGCAGGTGAGATTAGCCCAAAGTTAGAGGGCCGTACCAATATAGAAAAGTATCGTGAGGGATTATCAGACCTTACAAACATGGTTGTTATGCCTCATGGCGGTGTAACACGTAGACCAGGCACAGAATACCTTGGAGAGATAAAAAGCAGTTCTGTTAAAACAAGGTTAATACCGTTCCAATTTAAAACGGCTGATACTTACATTTTAGAGTTTGGTGAACAGATTATGCGTGTGTTTCGCAACGATTTGCAAGTTCTTACTAGCTCTGCAAAAACAATTACCGCTATTACTAAAGCTAATCCAGGCGTTTTAACAAGCAATAGCCACGGATTTAGCAATGGCGATGAGATCTTTGTTGATAGCGTTGGTGGTATGACAGAGTTAAATGGACGTAACTATCGGGTAGCGAACTCAACAACAAATACCTTTACTCTTGTAGATTTATTCGGCAGCGCAATTAACACAACAAGTTTTACAACATTTACATCTGGTGGAACTGCGACAGAGATATTTGAGGTTGCAACGCCATACACAGAAGCGCAGTTGTTTGATGTTCGTTTTGCACAATCGGCTGATACTATGTTTATAGTTCATCCAAGCCATCCAGTTAAAACGCTAACGCGAACAGATCATAATGCTTGGACGTTTGCATCTCTAAGCATAAATGAAAATAGCACTCCAACACTTACAAGTACAAATAATTATCCTAGCGTTGTTTCTTTTTTTGAACAGCGTTTAGTTTTTGGTAATACAAACAATAATCCGCAAACATTGTGGTTTAGTAAAAACGGAGACTACGACAACTTTGCTACAGGTACTGGAGACAATGATGCTCTTATTTATACCATTGCTTCAAACCAGGTAAACGCAATACGTTTCTTATCAGCTACTAGAGTTTTAACTGTTGGCACTTCTGGTGGTGAATATGTTTTAACATCAACGAATGATGGACCGGTTACACCTACAACAACACTTATTCGTAAATACTCTAATTACGGTACAGCAGAAATAGAACCGGTACAGGTTGCTGACGTTACTTTGTTTGCCCAGCGCGGCAAAAGAAAAATACGTGAGTTTAAATTTGTTGGTGACGTTAACACTGGCGGCTATTCAGCGCCTGACATGACGATCTTAGCGGAGCATGTTACTGAGGGTGGCCTAGTGCAAATGGCTTTTCAGCAAGAGCCTGACAGCGTTGTGTGGTGTATTAGGGCTGACGGTACGCTTTTAGGTTTAACGTATCGCCGTGAAGAAGAGGTTGTTGCCTGGCATAAACACATTATCGGTGGTTCTTTTAGTAGTGGTCAGGCAGTTGTAGAAAGTATTGCTACTCTACCTACAGACACCGGTGAAGATGAATTATATATGATTGTTAAAAGAACAATTAATAGTGTTACGAAACGATACGTAGAAAAACTAAAGTTATTTGATTTTGGCGATAGTACAACAGGTGCATTTTTTGTAGATAGTGGATTGTCTTATAGTGGCGGTTCAGTAAATAGTCTTTCTGGTTTGTATCACTTAGAAGGTGAAACATTACAAGTATTAGGAAACGGTGCATCACATCCAAACAAAACCGTTAGTGCTGGTACTGTTGCTTTAGACTACGCATCAACATCAGCCGCTGTTGGATACGGATTTGATAGCAATATGCAAACATTACGTATTGAGTCAGGATCTGTAGATGGTATTAGCCAGGGCAAACCTAAGCGTGTTCACGGCATAACAGTAAGATTCTTTGAAACTGTTGGCGCAGAAGTTGGAAATGACAGTGGTGAAGTAGACAGAATATTTTTTAGGGATAGCTCTATGGCTATGGATACTGCTGTTCCTATGTTTACTGGTGACAAGGATATAGAGTTTCCAGGTGGATTTGATGACGATGATCGTGTATTTATAAAACAAGGTCAGCCTTTACCAATGACCGTTCTTGCGTTCTACCCACGCATGAATACATTTGATAAGTGAGTTTAAATTATGTGTAATCCTTTAACTATTTTATCAACTGGGATGCAAGTTGTTGGCGGTATTCAAAGTAAAAAAGCAGGTGATAGAGCAGCCGCTGCTGCACTACGTGCTGGTGAATTTAACGCAAAAATTATTGAACGTGACATTGATTTACTTGAACGACAAAGAGGAATTGTAAATTCAAATTATCTTGTTGATCAAGAAAGAACGGCAATAGCATTTGAAAGAGATGTTCAAGGTTCAGCAAAAGCAGGTTTTGGTTATGCTGGATTTGATATGAGCCAAGGTACACCTATGTCAGTTCTAAGGCAAAATGCTCGTGAGTTTGATTACGAAACAAAAATCCGTGAGTTTAATAATAAAATAACAAACATGCAGATTACAGATGCTCAAGAAGAAGCAGAGTTAAACGCAGAGTTATCACGTATGGAAGGTGGTATGGCTGCTGCATCTGCTCGCGCTCAAGGCACAGCATCGTTAATTAGCGGTTTAGGTGATGCAGCTAAGTTTGGTTATGAAGCTGGTCTTATAGGTGGGGATTAACAATGGCATTACGAATACCAAAATACACATCGCAACTATCTCCAACATCAGATGCCCCTGGTAGATCTATAAGTGCAAGAATGTCTCCTAGCGCTGTTGCTCAAGCAGAGCTAGCTAAAAACGCACCAGCTTCTGCTCTTATTCAATCAGTCGGTGCATACGCTAAGATGCGTTACAATGCTGAACAAGAGTTGTTGTTAAATGAAGGGTTGCTAGAGGCAGAAGAAGGTATACGCCAGGCAGCTTATGATCTGGAGCGTGAAAAAAAGTTAAGTAATGTTTTTGGTGGTGACAATATGTGGAAATCGCAAACAGAAGATTTGCGTACACAAGTGTTAGATAAAGTTGGAACTAACAGATTTACACGCCAAAAATTTATGGATCGTTTTGATC